ATCAGCTGGATTCCCAGTCGTGATATCGATAACGCTGATAGGAGGCTCACCAGCGAGAGTGAACATCGCCCCTACAGCCCATCTGGAGCACGCCAACATCAAATGGGCACACAACAGCAATTCTGCGACCTTCGAAAGTTCGTCCATCATAGAGGCGGCAAATGGCGCCATTGCGGTGGGAATCGGAGAGCAGTATAGGTATGAAGTTCGACAGGCTCCCAATGGGTTGCAACTGTCGCTAACAAACATCACTACGACCACTAGCGTGCCAATGATGTTGCGGCTCGCGACCATACCAGTAGGTATAATCCACGCGAAGACGGTTCTAATGGGCGTGGTGGATGAAGTAAAGGTGAAGGTTGTTAACAGCAAGTACAGAGCAATAACAATGCCAGCGTTATCACAGGCAGACATAACGCAGTTGGATCCCAACCACTACGTCGGATTACTTCGCGAGAATGGTGGCGTGTACGTTCCCAGTCGAGCTTGGCAGCCCGTGTTTCCTTTTCAGGATGCAAGTGGCTTAGCCAAATGGGGTTTTGTTACTAGCCTCGAGGATGACACTATGCCAGTACTGACTGGTTATAGCGACTCCTTCGATGCGGTGCACAACTTCACTGTGGTAAACTGCCAGGGAATGAGCTACGGGGCCACGCCATTTGTCAAGACCGAGGTGAGAAGAGAAGTGGTGCCAACTATGGCAAGTCAGTTAGGCGCAACACTTATCAAAGCGGGCGCGATAGACACCTGTGCGATGGATCTAGCGCACGAATTGGCCAACGCCTTCCCACATGGGTTCCCAGCTTCAGCTAATGGGATAGGTTGGTTGTTTGCCAAAGTGAGCAGGGTTCTGAAGCTGTTGCCTGATTATCAGGCCACAGCCAAGCGGGTGGCCGCAATTGTTGATGACGTAGTTGCTGAGTGTGGCAACATATCAGAGTTAGTAGAGAAGACCATGCGCTAACGCGCTTGGCCGCCCTGGATTGGGGGCGTAGAATACCAGTCTGCCTTCAGGCTGTCGTAAGAGGCGACTAAAACTCTCCGTAATGGAGGGGGCTCTGCATCCTATAGCGCGGTGGTTGCGCGAAGCAGAGGGGGT